GGCCTGTTTATTTCTGCCAGCCGGACCAAGGCACTCAGGACACTTCCTTGTGTTATTTCGTTGTTCCATATTACTGAATTCATCAAACACAAAACCACACTTACTACACTTAAAACTGTATAAAGGCATAGAATTACCCGGTCCTTTCTAAATAATCAAAACAGGATTTAGCTGTATCTGGTGTTTTCTCAATATATCCCAGTAATCTATTACATCTACCACACAACAAACCTCTAACTTTTCCTGTTTCATGGTTATGATCTGTGACCATTTCGCTGTATGGAATAAGTTCTTTACATATAAGACAATAACCATTTTGTGCAATATATAATTTTTTATGTTCATCCAAAGTAATATTATATTTTTCCTTCAAGTGTTTTTTCTTGTAAGCTAGTTTTCCTTTTTCAGATGATCTATATTCTTTTTGTATCTTTGCTTGGCAGTCTTTACAATTACTAAATATAGCCCCAGTTATTCTTTTATAGAATTCATCTATAGGCTTTTGTAATTTACATTTATTACAAATTTTAGTAGAAAGTGGGGGCATTTCTATCTTCCTTATATGGAACAATTATGCGATTTGAGGAGGGCTTGCTAAGTTTTCTACCTCACTCTGAATCGTATCCAACTTAACATCTAAGGCAGATACCGCGTCACCAATTGATTCAGTATTATAATTACCAACTTCATACTTATTGATTATCTTAGTTTGTGGCTTTCCACTTTCATAGCAACTGACAACCCAAGAACCAATTTCTGTAGGAATGAAAGACGCTGTGTAAACTCCTGTGCTTCCAACTTCAACCATTGATCCACTCTGCATAACATCAAGAGTCAAAGTTTCATCATAAACATCCATCTGAACAGTTAGTCCAGTTTTGGCTTTTTCCGCCTTATACTCAACTTGAATTGAATCATTTACCAGATAATTATTCTGAGACATATTATATTCCTATCAAAAGATAATCTACAGTGAAAGATTCTTCTGCATCATCATTCTTGAGATATATAGTTCCTGTAGGAGTGAACACCTGTGCTTCACCTTCATTACAAGTAATCTCTGCACTAAACGTAGTATCAAAAGATGTGTCAATATCAACATCATTAGAAATACATTCAATAACTGCCAGAAGTACAGTGGTCAAATCACCAACATCTAATGCTTCCTCAGTATCCGCCGTAGCCTGAACCTGTCTACCCATTACATACTTGGTAGGAGTAGTTGTGGTAGACCAAGAAATTGGAAATTCCACTGGCTTGTTAAGTCCATCTAAAGTTGCCACAAGTTTTACTGATGCCGTCGCAGCCATAAATCTTTACCCTTTATAACTAAAACTGCGGATGTCATTCCGCCTAACGCACAACAAACTGCATCCGTATAAGTACCATGTCTTGCAAGGAACATTCCAATGCTGATTGCAGTAATTTCATCCAAGAAAATCACACCAGATAAAAACCCAAGATGCCGATTCCGAAATGCGAGAGAACGACCGAAGGTTAAGGCCCAGGTAAACAAACCAAGTCCAAACATCAGTAACAGACGCATCCAACAAATCCTCCATATATTATTCTGCCTCGTCTGCCACAATTTTCTTGACCACGGACTTTGGGATAACCAAAACATTATGGGCATTGTCAGCAACGGTACTGGTAATACGAATCACATCATTATCACTATTGATAAACCATCCAACAGATGTGGCGTTAACCGTAGGCAATTCTTTTGCATCTTCCTTGTCATGCCAATCATCATACGAAGCAATATCAACCCACTCTATGACCAACAAAGTTCCAATCTCATAATCAAACTTTACAACATCCTTTTTCTTTTTTGCCATTATTTTTCCCTCGAAGGCTTCCATCCGGTTCGTCTCAATGTTCCATATACATACTTATTCTGACGTTCCTCTGTCAGACCTTTTTGTTTGGCTTTACGCTTTAATTTTTGTTCTAGTTTCTTAGGCACAGTATTTAACCACAATGTAAAAAATAGCTAAAACCCAAAACATAATAGCTGCTCCTTCAACTTGCCCCATCATTCGTTCAGAAAAACCATATCCCGGCATTATACTTTTTCCATCTTTCATAGATTATTACCTATAATGTTTACCAAAATAATCTTTAGAAGTATATCCAAAACCATCCTACTACGGTGTTTCAATTGGAGCGTGGAATCTCATTAAAGCAAAAGCCTGACGCACCACATCTACCTGATCTATAAACACAGCTACTGGAACACTGTAATTAAGCGTAGGTGCCATTACTGCAACAAGGACACCAATCACACGTCCATGAATATCAAAAACTGGACCACCACTGTTTCCTGGAAATGCAGGACTGGTGCTCTGAAATGTCACCGCCCATCCATGACCATAAGGTTTTGGTTCATCTAGATTCCTCTGCATGGCAGCAATAATTCCAAGACTGACAGAATTGAAATTAAAATACCCACTAGGACTGCCCATGATAAATACTGGATCACCAACACGCAGACCTGATAGATCAGAAAGAGGCACAGTAGGCAAAGGTTCTTTCACATCCTTTAACAGAAGAAATGCCACATCAAACCAACTGTCCTCAAGAATATACCAAACACTAAATTTACGACCATTATCCAACGTCACCGTAAATTTACTTGGGTCGATTCCACCTTCTGTTACATGCTTGGCAGTAAAAACAATACCATCCTTGGAGATAATACATCCGGACCCCTCACACACTCCATCACGTAACACATGGACAACAGCAGACCGAACCTGTTCCACCTGATCTGCAATTCCAGTAACAACGTGTTTATCACAACCTGCAAAGAACAATACAACACCAAGAACAACCACAATGATTTTAGATTTCATAACTCTTTTCCTTTTCCACATTTCCTTGTCTGACATACTCTAATATCTTTTGTATCTTAGAAAGGAACTCATTTTGATCCAGAATTCCTTTCATATAATTACAATGCATACAACATGATACACAATTATCCTCAACATAACCTAAAGAACTATCAATACGATCAATTCCATTATATTGGTATGGACCATTAGTACCTTGCTTCCTTCTTTCATTAGATGGTTCTGCTCCACAATAAAAACAATTACCGGAAGTCAGTTCAGTAAATTTCTTTTTAGATAAAGCAAACTCTAAGCCTCTTTTCTTTGACCTATATCTATATGAATTAAATAGACTGTTTCTATTTGCTTCACCACTTGGCAATTTATTTGGAACATTGCACCCACAAGAAGAAACAAAACCTTTTATTAAATTTGTAGTAACCACTCTTGTAGAATTTCCACAATCACATTTACATAACCAAGCTCGGGCAAGTCCAATATGTCCCGACTTTTCGAGAACCACAAGTCTACCAAACCTACGACCAATCATTTCTTCATCAGAATATTTGTTAGACATTGAATGATTTTTCTTTCTCAGTCTGGCTCTGTCTTTCACTTTGCATCATTCTGTTTCCAAGACTACTGCCAAAGGCATCTGATACCATTCCTTCTGAACCTTCTCCTCGATTTTTATTAGGCTGCATTGAGAATGGAACACTCTCACCAGGGTTTGGTACCACAGTTTTATAAAATGTATTGAAGTTCTTGATCCCTGAGTAGTCAGCAAGCAGTTTGGTAGCAGCAGGAATATCCAACTGTGCCCCTTGAGACTGAGCCAACTGCAATGTGGGCAGAACCCACTGAGACATCAACTGCATGATCTTCTGATATTGTAATTCAGGACTAGTTCGTTGTGTGCTGTATGGCACAACATCAAATACAAAATCATAGAAATCTGCCACTTTATCGGGTTGAGTAAAAATCTCAGGCAAAGGACCATAGCCAGGAATCTCTTTAACAACCGGAACTTCCAACTGTGGATCAGTCCAATAAGCCCATGCTAACTTCTTTAAAATAGAAGTCATAAAGTTGTGGTAACGGTTGTACATATTACCAATAACTCTGGTAGCATTTTGATAAACCATTTGCTCCTGACCTAAAGTAGGGGCCGAAGCACCACGACCAGCTAGAACATCGGGATTAGCACCTTGTCTGGTCTGCTCTTGCAGAATGAAGCTAATATAATCCCAATTACTTCTATCAGTAATTCCACCCAACGAAATCTTTTGAAATGCACTGGGATTATCCTGACGAACAGTACCAATATTAGGGGTATCCAAGGCCCTCTTCATGTCCTCAGCACCTTCGGGAGAATACCCAATAATGTCCTTTTGATTCTCTACCAACTCCTTTAACTTATCCAACACAACATTGGCTGTAACATCCATGTCATGCCAATCCCAAGCTGGGGGAATCGGAATAGGAGAACCAGGAACATAGTTATATCCCAACACATCATAAGGGCCATCGCCGGGACCATCCCATTCACGCTCACGAAGAATCTTATCAATCTTATCCTTTGGCATGATGGTAATGATCTTATTTTCATCACGAATATAAATATCTACAAATGTCGTATAATCCCTTAACGAGAACATTTTTCTGTCAAAATCTTTAGTTACAATTTCCTTCGGATCAAAGTCTTGTAGAACCTTGTTATCCGAAGAAATCCAATCAGGATTTACACCTTTCTTTCCAGAAAAGAAATCTTTGGCATAATCCGTAGGAAGCGTATAAATATCTCCCTCAAAAGCAAAATCTGACCTCCGTCTTGCGGACGGATCACCAATATAATTCACATCATCAATTACTTCTACCCTCGGAGTACCAAGTTTAATAACTTCATCTTCCAAGGAAATCAAACGATCATAATAATAATCAGTTCTAGTAACCGCCATTCCAAACATACTGTTGATAGCAGCAGGAATGAGAACTGTTTCAGCCAAATCCATTCTCTGAATCAGATAATTCAGTGCCAGTGTTGTGGTATAGGCCCACGGCTTGTATTCAAGCACCTGTGACTCAACTAGAACTCTAGGATTCCCCTCCACCAAAAACGGAACAATGGTAGAAACACCACGATCCACTAAATTAAGTACATGAGTACGACCATAATGGGTATCATAGTAACCAGAAGCCCTCAATTTTAGAAGAGTTTTTCTCTTCTCAAGGGCCGGTCCAGCGAATTCCTTCCAAGCCTCTACCAGATTCTGCAATCTCTGTACAAAGGACTGACGTGGACCATAATTATCAAAAGGTTTATTCTTTGCCATCAAAACCTCACTGTACGCTTAAACCTTGCTTCTTCTTTAGATATTTTTTCAGCTTGTTCCTTTCGATACTGAAAACTGTCATATGGAACTTTAGGTTCCTCTGGCTTCTTTGGCTGTTTGGCTTGATACTTGCTTCCCAAAACAGCCAATCCTACTGCAATAACACGGTCTCCATGCCGTTTTCTGGCTCCAGACATCTGATCCTGGGATTCCTCAGAACCAATATCGCCATTCTCATAGAACACATATCCACGAAGCTCTTTAAGAATTTCTTCGTCATGGATGATACAGGCAATATAATTAGGAACAGTCTTCAATCCCTCCGATAATGCAATGCCCAACTCCCCTAAAAGATCGGCCTTGCTGTTTGGATTACTATTCCAGCCCCATTTTGACTGTACTTTATGGGTCTTTGTATCTTCTGACCTCTGTGTATAAATTCTATGGTAGCCATCTTTCACTAACCGCCTGCCAAAATTCACACCATGGCCACCATTATTCTCAAACACTACATAAGCCTCTCCCAACCACTGAGCAATAGCCACAGTAACATCAGCGAATTGCTCGTAAGGAGTATTAGGACATACCCACATTCCAACCACTTCATGGGTATTAACATCCAGAACCGCAGCCACAGAATTAGAATTACCAGTACCAAGTGATGGATCACAACCAATAACATAATTATGGGTCCGATCAGGCTTACCATCTTTTAACTCTCCCCACCACTTAAATCGACCTTTTCCGCCCGAACTCCACCTGGACCCTGTTATGATACCCTCCTCAGTGCGTTCGTAGATAATTTCGCCAGAAAGTGAACTGCTAGATATGGTTTTGGCCTCGATTTTAGCAAGCGTGATTGGTGAAAAGACGGAATCCTGGGAACCAATAGGACTTCCCCAAACATTACTAACAAAGTCCCTGAAATTGCCTTGCCGTTTGGCTTCTTCCTGATCGTGCCAAGGACTTCTCATATCTGCACCAGGAGGTAGGCTTTCGCACTTATCTGCTATGAACTTTGGGCTGGGTCCAGTATACCCTGTAGCAAGCAGGTCGTTCTCCAACTCCGAGAGCTTGAAGGTCCAATCCTTGATTCCACTGAAAATATCATAGTAATTCTGTAGGTAATATTCCTTATCCACAATCTCGATAACATTGTAATCAGGAGATTTGTACAATCCAGCCGACTTCTCTGGGTTCTCATACCACAGCATATTAACTACTTTTGTACTGGACTTCCGTAAAGCTCTGTTAAACGGGTGCGACTGGCCAAACCAATGAGTTGAAAGATATACTACTGTACCAGTAACATCATGCACCGATCCTTCAATTGATTCCGCAACTCTCGGTTCTACACGACCAAATTCATCTAATACAATAGCCGTTGCTCGTCTACCAGCCGAAAAACTCTCATTAGTTGTTTCTCCCTTGATTACCGAATTGGTAGAGGGAATAACTAATTGCATATCTTTTCTATCAATTTGACCGATTAATTTTTTTAACCAGGGTGGAATAGTTTCAAATACTTGATCTATTTTAGCAAACAAAGTATAAGGATCACCAATGTTGTCCACCAAGTCTTTATTTCTTGATCCAACAATATAGTATCCATCTCTTTCCAAGAAAGACATCAAAGCAATAACTTTGGTGGTACATTCAGTAGCACCTTCATCACGAGACTTATTTATGCCAAAATCATTTTGATTATGGATTGATTTCACTAATTCATCTACAACTATTCTTTGCTTAGGTCTAAGAATAAATGGACGATTTCTAAACCCTACTGGAAGTCTAGGATTGATTGTCCAGAGCATAGAATCGAATGCGATCTTAAAATTATTAGTAACTAATTGAAGATAAAGTTTTTGTAGATTTTTATCTTTTTCTAAGACAGAATGTAAAACCTGCCTGAATCGTATATTCTCATTTACATCCTTCGGGATTGAATTGTAGAAGGATTCAGGTGAATCAAAGGTTTTAACATTCAACATCATTATTTCTCAGATAACTAGTGGCTACAAATTTTTGTCTTCATTGACATTTATTCAACCACTCTAGGAAATTGCACAACCTGAGCTTCAACGATCTGAGATGTAGACTTATTCAACATATCAATAGCTTCATTCACCAGATCATTCTTCAACTGTTCTGCATCAACGGCCTTAGCTTGAGCAGCAACTTGTAATACTGCACTAATGTATCCTAGTTCTTGATTACTCAACATCATAATTTCTCCTGAAATTCAGTTAGTTCAAATTTATTCTCAAACATCCTGTTCTCCATAAATTTGTACATTCTCTGTCTCTGGTTCAAAACTAGCTTCAATAACTTCTGATTCAATAATTTTAGTTTTTTCAGCTTCCTTCATCAAGGCCCCTGCCAATTTCTCGATTTGCTCAGCAGAAATCTCTTGAGTAGCGTCAATAACAAAACCTTTCTTTGTAACATCAATGCGGTGCTTAAACTGCTCTGGCATACGATTAGAGGCTACGAACATTGCAAGCTGAGCATTGGCAGGTTGGTGTTCTACAACTTCCTCTATCAACACCATTTCACCAGTTTCTTTATCTTTCTTGAACTTCCGCTTAGTGTATTCATATCCACAGGCCGATTTATACATCTGAGCCACTAAGTTAGAATCAGCAATCTTACGGCCAATGTCAAGTGCATCCTTCACATCAGGCCAATGCTTCTTCAACCCCTCAATCCAGTCTACTGCATTCTCTCCCTGATACCCAACAATGGTTCCAACATCAGATTCAGTAAGCCCCATTGCTGTGAGGTTTTGGATAATAGGAAGAATACGAGTATCAAAGTGAGTTCCTTTAGGAAGGACAAATACCCGCTTTGATTCGTCATAATTCCAGGGTCTGCGTTTTTTAACAATATCGTCAGCCATTAAACCTTCCCATGCCCACGTTCCTCTTTCGGAGGATAACTTTCTGATCGGCCATTCTTATCCAAACAATTGTTACACCATGCGTTATAGCAATTCCTGTCTTCACGGATTTGGAATTGGTTGACTGGCAACCATTTTCGACAATTTTTACAGTATGCTTTTGGCATGGTATAACTCTTTCGATATAAGGTTAGAATCCCGTCAGAACTAATCTTATTTCATACTTGTGAGTAAGCGAAGCTTACGCTTTGATTGGTTATATCCAGGATTGATGATATACTCAGGGGAACTGTCGTTCCTACCCCTTCGCTGGCTTCGCCTATTCTGGCAGTTCATATCTACTCAGGTTTATTCTCGTGGTTATATTTATATCTCTTATTAACCCCCTCCCTATACTTGGTGTTTTGACCGCGTTTTTGGCCTATTTTTCTTTATAGGTTATTGGACTATATTGTTGTAAGTCTTTATAAGATATACGGTTATCAACATGAAAAAATATTTCAAAATACCAATTTTTCTTATTGTACTAAATTTCACAACAAGGATTATGTGGACCTTGAGCCCCCTATTCCCGACATGGCGGGTCCAGAATGTGGCCTAAAATTTTCTCAAAAAAGTTCGGAATTGACCGAACAAAATGCCCCAGGCCATCGTATATATAATAGAGGGGCAGGGCGGTTCGGGTCGTGTGGCCCGGCCCTGTGCCATAGTGATGTAATGGATTAACAGATATGAGATTAAAATTTGGAGAAAAAAGATTGACAGGGAAGGATAAGAAAATTATGGAAATTTGGGGATCAACAGATTGTTACTTTGCAGATAAGGAGGTATTAGAAATTATTGGAATATCAGAAGATGAGTTCTGGCTTTACCTGAAAGACTTATATCGAAGAGAACCAGAAGTGTATCTATACTTTGCAGAGTGTAGAAAAGAGATGCAAAAGCAGAAAAGATTTGAAGACAACATTAGAGTTCTTGGTGGTGATTATCTAGACGATGATTTTGCTTGGAATGTAGAACAGGAATTTATAAACAACAATGGGACCAACAGCTTAGATGCAAGACGGAAATCAGAATTAGAGAAGGAACATAATAATCAATATTAATACAAGGAATAGGTGGTAGAATGAAAGACAGAGTGGATTCAATCCTGGATATGATGGGTTTGGAACGTAACACAGTGCAGACCTTGGAAGGAGAAGGTGATACACATACACTTTACTTTCCTAACTTTATGACTTCTACTTTAGTCAGATCGTGGACCAAAGATAGTGATTTACTGGATATTATGATTTCTGCAATGGAGGAACATGCTATGGATGTGGCTAAGACAATTAAGATGGCGAGGCGTTATCGGAAGAGTTTTGGAGAAAATAAATGAGTAACAAAAAAAATCCTATGACAGTGCAAGATTTAATTGATATATTAACTCAAGTGGCTGATGAAGATAATAATGGTGAACTAATGGTATTTATTAGTGGTCAATTAGCTAATCCAGTTACTTTGGTCAAGGTTTGTATTGACCGAAATCTAAGCAGTATAGAAAATAATGACTGTTTTGCTTATGTGGAAATTGGTTAAAGGGTTTAATAAATGAATAAAGTTGTTCTCAAATCAGCCCAAGAAGTAGAGGAGTGGTTTACTCCTAGAAAGCAGGTTTACTCATTTGATTTTGAGACTACTGGTCTTGATTACATGACAATGGATTGGGTAGGTATTTCTTTTTATGATGGAGAACGGGCATGTTATATTGACATGGATCAAAATGCCAATAGAGAAGACATTGCTAATATTCTTTCTGTAGTATTTCAATCCGGCTTATGGATAGCACACAACGTAAAGTTCGATATGAAGTGCTGTAGAAAGTTTATTGGAGTTGATCCTGAGAAAGTATTCTGTACATATATTGCTTCTTATCTTCTAGATGAGAATAGACCTACTCATGGATTGAAAGTTCTGGCCGCACAGGACTTAAAGGTTCCTATTAGTGAAATTCAAGGTTGGGAGACTGCCAAGAATTATGGCTATCACAGTGAAGAATGGTATAGGTACTGCCATAATGATGCAATTTGGGCCTATCAACTGTATGAACTATATAAACCACAACTGACCGAAGAAGGGCTGGATCACGTCTTCTACAACATAGAAATGCCTTTTGTCTATGTTTGTGCAGACATGGAAGTAAATGGAGTAAAGGTAGACCAGGATGAATTGAAATCTTTGGAACGGAAGACTGCCAACAAACTAATTGAACTTGAAGACAGGATGGCAGCTTCTGCTGGTCTAGAAATCTATATCCAGAATAAAATGTTTGGTCTTGAACCTGAACGTGTGATGTCCAAGAATCTGCGAAGCCCGGACCAGTTGAAGAAGGTTATAAAGAAACTTGGATTCAATGTAAAAGATACAAAGAAACAGACAATCGAGAAACTAAAAGGAAAACATCCATTTATTGATTTATTGTTAGACTACAAGAAATTGAGGAAATTATATGACGCCTATATCATTCCTACTTTTGATCTTATTGACGGTGATGGTCGTGTTCGTCCTTCATTTGGTATTGTCAAGACTGGTAGAACAAATTGTAGAAATCCAAATTTGCAGCAATTACCAAACCTTAATAAAACTTTTCCTGAACTTAATTATCGTAATATATTTACTTCTGATCTCAACTGTACTTTTGTTGGGGGTGATTACTCAGGTCAAGAACTACGTTGTTTAGGAGTGGTATCCGGTGATGAAACTATCATTGATTCTTTTATTAATAATTATGATCTTCACCTTGTTACTGCTGATTACATCTTTAATTTGCAGTTGTCTGATGATAACCTCAGATTGGGGTCTAAAGAAAATGAAGAAGCTGTAAAGACTTATAAAACTGAAAGATATAAAGCTAAAAATGGTGTCAACTTTCCTATTGTGTATGGTAGTTCAGAGTATGGCATTTCGCACAATATGGGAGTTTCCGTCGATGTAGCGAAGGAATGGCGTAAGAAATTCTTTGAACTGTATCCTAAAGTCAAGTCCGCTATGGAGGAAACCAGGAAAGAACTTGAAGCTAACCTTGAAGTATCTACCATGATGGGTAGGAAGAGAAGATTTCCTCTGTATAAAGTTCTACCTAACTATTCTAAAGGTAAGACTCCTTCCAAGAGTAGATGTGTCAGACAGGCGTTCAACTTTAAGATTCAAGGCTTCTCAGCAGATCAGATTAAGACAGCTTCTGCTATAGCCAGAACTCTTGGTCTAAAGATATTACTCATCATCCATGACGAGATAGTGGTAGAGGTAGACAGCCGCAACATGGATGTGAGGACTGCGGTTCTTCTCTTGAAACAAGCTATGGAGGGTGCTGTAAATCTTAGTATTCCTTTTGTTGTTGATGTTAAAGTAGGAAATAGATATTCGGAGTTAAAATAATGGAAAACAAAAGATTAGTAATTCACATCAATGATAAATTAGAAGTATGGATTGAATCTAAAAAACCAGATGAATTGGTATTTTGTCAAAGAGATGGGGGAGAATATGATGGAGATGGCTTTGTCTATTTAACTAAGGAAGAATTTATTAACCTATATAGTTTCTTGTTTTTGGAGAAAACATAATGTCTAGAAAATTTGAGTGTGATTTTTGTAAGAAGATTGTAAATCAATGTATTTCAGTAAAATTGGAAATAGAGATTCGGAGTTAAAATAATGATTTACTGTACTGTTGGAGTTACTGGTAGTGGAAAATCTACCTGGGTAAAAAATATTGTTAAAAATCATCGTTATTATGTTATTAATGATGATGCACTATGGTCAATGTTTGGTGCCGGAGAATATATTTTTGATAAAGGAATGAGTCTATTTCTTAAACAAAAAATGATTGATCTGTCCAAGGAATTGAATAAAAAAGGAATAGATGTAATATTGGATTCAGCAGATTGGTTTCTATCCAGCCGAGATAGATTAGAATGTAATTTTGATGAAAATGAAGTAACCTGGGTGGTTTTTTCAATTCCACATAAGGAATTTGTCAAAGGCAAACGAAGTAAGGATAATCGTGGCATATCTATTGAAACTTGGATGGATGTATATGAGAATCATTTAGATAGATTTGAAATTCCTAAAAATGGTCTTATTATTTTTGAAAGATAAAATTAGATTTTTAGGGGCAAGGAGGCCCTTTCGGTGGTTATAGCAGGAAGCTCTTGGTCCAATAACTAAAGGGGGTAAAATCATTAAATAAATATAAATTTTACAAACGGATATATCCTCCTTCCCACTCCTATATTAAGGCCCACCTATCCCCCCGTCTGACGTACGCGACACGACATACTTGATCTTCTTTGTCCACAATCATTCAAGACATGACAGATTGACGATAACCTTTATCCAGAATGTCGTCATCTGCTGGTGGATTGTCGATATGGTCGATCCACAATATACACGATGTCGTCTATCCATAATGCCTACTTCCATACTGGACATTCCAGATACACAATATCTTGTGGCTGTAGTGGAGGAATTGTATAGAAAACATACTATATCCAGTATATCATCTACTACGGAAGATAGTAGTAATACGTCCCATAACCAGAATCTGTGGGGATCATCAAAATTGATGATACATTCGTCTTGACTGACCATCGGGCATATGCTATACTCTGACTATCAGCATGGACGTTGGATAGGTCATTGGAATTAATGACTTGACATTGCCATATGGATATGGTATCCTGTACTTAGGATGCACCATGCGGGATGGATACCACTTGACAAGTAAAGAACGGATACCCTGTTATGGGCGATTATGCCCTTGCAAGGGGAATACCATGTACGATGTAGTAGATTCAGTAGCTGGTCTTGTACTGATCGTGGCCGAGAATGTGACCAAGGAAGTGGCTGACCGGATTCTGTATGACAGACGACGGGCTGGTGGTGGTGAGATGGTGGTGCCAGCAGGTACATGTGGGAGATAGTCCCCCATAATGGGGTATCCGAGCATACGGTACACTATAGGCGATTGTGCCTATATAGAGGATACCATGAATCAGGTAGTTATTGGTTTGGATGATGTTTATGGCTTCTCCAGACTGCCATTGAACGAAATCAAAATGGCATGGGAACAAACAGTCAGGGATTTTGTTGCAAAGCATTTGGAATGCCCATCGGCGTACTATGAAGGAAAGCACGTATGGGCAACAACGGATACATGGTATTAACAATAGGGGATACAATCCCCTATAGTGTACTATCGTATGCTTTGGGACGGGATTATAGTATCCTGTTAGGTGCTATGTGGTATAGCATCTAATTGGGTACTACAATCAATTCTACTTCAATTAAGGGCAACAAAATGACAGCAACAAAGAAGGTGGAACGTCCCGTAGTGGAAACAGACAGCATGGACGTTGAAGTGACGGCAGAGGCTTTGGCCGAACAGATGATGATTGAACAGGGAATGGTCAAACGTGACGATGGGTCCTGGTACAAGCCAAAGGCCACACGCAAAGACAAGCTCAATTTGTCCAGCCGATCCGAAAAGGACAGAACCAAGGCTCTGCTTGGTGACTATTGCCAGTCAATTAAGGATAGCTATGATCGTGTGTTGGGCCTACTAAATGGGCAGGTGGTCCGTGCGGGCGAAAAGCTATCGCTGGCTCCATTGTCGGATGCTCAGATTGATTGGTTTGACGTCCAGCTTGCGGACGTGCATGCCAGTATCATCAAGCAGCTCAGGGCAGGTCGCAGGATGTCTGTGTCCACTACGGTAGTGCCAGACTAACCTCCTAACATCGGGGAACTAACGGAATAGTTCCCCTACTTTTTCACATATACAGACAATAGCACGGTCTAACATTGGAATTCTCATTAATGGTTTTTGTCTGTTACTGTTTTATTAGGAAATTCTAATGACTTACATAATCACAATCGAGAATGATATGAAACAGCAATTAGTGTTTCATGCTGCTAACATATCAGAAGCGTTAGACAAGGCAAAGATTGCTTTCAAAGAAGCTATGGTTACTGCCTTTGATTCTAATGGTGAACAACGAAAGAAACCATTGTCTGAATTTCCCAAAGTCATTAACTTGACACCAAACAGGATTCCTCATTCTGATAAGCCAAAAGCAATAGATAAAGAACACCAGAGACAACAGTTATTTAATACAATTCCTGATTGAGTATGGAGCTATATAAACTACAAGAATATTGCAATGAGATATGTGATAGACATAATCATTCACATATTCCATTGTTAATAAATAAGAGATTCAAGAGATTGTTTGGTGAAGCATATTGGGGAACGAATGAACGTATTTACCTATCTGACAATTTAATGTATCAACCTGATGAAATCCAACTATCAGTATTGATACATGAAATATGTCATATCTTAACAAAGCAAGGTCACACAAACAGATTCTTCAAACTTTGTAATACAATACATGAATCATATGGATTGAAAGAAATCAGGCGTAGCAAAGTTTATCATGGTGAAGTGTATGCAGGAGACAAAAAGATTCAATACAAGGATTTAACAATAACACAAAAAGAAGCAAAGAAGATTAACATTTCTGATATTCCTGATTAAAGGAAAGAAGTATGAACAAACAAAACATTGACAAACAAGCGGAGCAAGAAGGTTTGGCTTTGAAGAGATACAGAATAGAAGGATTGAATCGCCCACGTAAACAAGGTTTCACCAAAACAAAACACCCGAGAATGGATTTAGAGGCTCTTTGGAATGAGCAGTTAAGAAAATATCTGTAATATTTGGGGCTATAGCTTAACTGGCAAAGCCTACGGCTTTTAACCGTATGTTCTGTGTTCAAGTCACAGTGGCCCCACTTTAGTATTTTGGAGGATAACAAATGATTAATTTCTCCGATCCAAAACAGGTTTACAAACATGTTACAATGAATGGTTGTTTGTCGAGGGGGCAATCATCCTATAGATTGACTATTCTTCTTCTTCAGAAGAAGATTATGCTGCCCATGTTTGATAATGTGTCTGATATGATCTGGCAAAGTGCCGGATCAAATTCTGTTACCATCTTTTAAGGAAAAGAAAAATGAAAACAGGTCACTATGGTTTTGCAATTGAGAACGAGGGATCATTTCTTAACAGTTTTTATGTGTTTGGACCACTTGAAGAAGCAGACCTAGGATATCATCCTGGTGTTGGTGGATTGTGTACTGGGGAAAAGAAGGTCTTAGTTTATGTTGATGACTCTGGACATCGGGAAGTAGTTTGTAAAAACTGTGATTTTGGGAGCAAACAATAATAATGTTACCAGAATTTGAGATTTACTTTCAAGACTTAAAACCAGAAGCACAACAGGCTTTACTTGAAATGTGGAAAACAACGGAGGAAGATGAAAACTGGGATGTTTACCCATTAGCTGTTATTACCAGAGAGGATGAATAATATGGCAAAGAATCTAACTAAACCTTGGTTCATTGGACGTGGTATCTATGAACTTGCTCGAAGTTTTGTAAGAGCAATGTACTTTTGGGCAAAGTCTGGTTTCAAGATTGTACCTTACTATACATTCTGGAAGCGTAGACTTATCTGCAAAACCTGTACTCAAGGTGTCGGACATAGGTGCCCAGTTTGT